AGCGACACGGGCCGACTCAACATCGTTCTCATCAATTGGATCAAACGAGACAATCTTGTTGCCAGCAGCAAAGGTCTCCAGCAGGACAGCCTTTAGGCTCTCAACTGCGTCGAACACATCCATGCTGACATACTTGGAGTTGCCTGCATGAGAAGGTTTCGGGAGCTTGCCGTTGTAGTAGTCTAGGACATCTTCACGCTCACGGCTCAGTTTAGAGTCGTAGAAGCCGACCGAGGAGTGGATGGCCCGATCTACAAGAGCCGCGAGTTCGCTTTTCTTTACCGGCCTAAATCTAGATTCAGCCATACTTTAAATAGCCTCAATGTAAAAATCATCAGTCACTTCAACCGGAGTGAAGCGTCCTTCGTGAATAAAATTAGCAATCGCTAGCGACATCACGCAGTCGTCATGACAGCCCTTTTCGGCTTCCATTTTCCCTTCCTCAGTAACCACGTAGGTTAAGAGTTCTCGGATGGTTGTCTTGTCATTCAATGTGATGTCATCTTCCCGTAAAGCAGCCCTGAGTTTGTCAATGATGAGGGGTTTGGTCTTCACAGTAGTGCGAAAGCCAAACGTCACCGTCTCATTCTCAGTCTGCTTATCTACGGCAGTTTCAAAATACAGGTTGGGATAGGCAAAGTCCTTGCCCAGCCTTGTCACGGTCAAAATACCGTGATTGTTGTTTTCGACACCCATCCTTGCTGTGTTGAAGAAGTGCCCCATGGCATTCAAGACATCAGCGAAGTAGTCGGGGTGAATCTGTGCCCTGTAGATACCCACTTGCTCCTTCTTGGAGTTCAAGATTTGGGCTACAGACCAGTCGCCACCACGGATACCCATGGCAACGTCAGCGCCTATGTAATAGGTCTCGCCTGGGTCATGGTGTTTGTACATCAGAAGCTCACCACGGGGATGTTCTTCCCAATCGTCACCAGTAAAGGCAAGACGCTGGGTGATGTCTGGGGTCTTCTCAACACGCTCAGACAGTTGCTGGGTGTTGAAGACAGGGCGACCAGATGTCAGGAACGCTTCGTCAGCAGTGCAGGGGTATTCCTGCATGAACATCTCTTCACCGTTCACCGCAATCTTCTTGCGACGGAACATGAGTTGTTCATCGTCCAGGCCGAACCGTTCTACAAGTTCGTCTTCCTTAGGAGTCCTTTGGAACTTCGCAGGGACAGGCTCACGGTATTCACTCTGGATGAACCAGGGAATGAATACAGCCTCGTACTCTGAACGGCCCTCTACAGAGGACTTCCAGATTTCATGGAATGGGTTGCCGATACCGTTGGCCGTAGATTCAACGAAGACCATGGTGCCAGCAGCGTTAGGGATGGCCTGCATGAGGCCGTTGACGTTCTCTTTGGCGGTTGCCGGGGGATAGAAGGCAGCTTCGGACAGGTGCGCCAACTGAATGGTTTCACCACGGCCCACACCTTCGCCACCAGCGGTAGCCACCATGTAGGAACTGTCAAGAGCGTCGAAGGCGAGTTCCTTACGGGAGGAATATTTCGTCTTCGGCTTTAGAATCTCGGGGCAATGCTCATAGTACCGCCTCGTCATGTCAAACAGTGCCTTGGTAGACTCTGCTTGGTGCGTCATCACGATTGCCTTGACGGCCTTATGTTGGGTTGTCCACCAAAAGAGCAAACCCCCGATGACAGTGGAAAGTCCCTGCTGTCGCCCTTTGAGGACCACAACACGAACCTTCCCTGTCGTCTGGAGTTGCCTAATGACAACCTCACAGAATCGCTTCTGTGCTTCATTGAGGACAAGGGGAACAACAGTCCCCTCTTTGGTACGAATCTTTAGTGCTTTCGCAGCGTAAAATTCAAAGTCCTCAAGGAGACGCTTCCGTACCTCACGGATAGCATCACTCATTACTTCTTTTCAGATTTCATTTCCTGAGCGATTTCCTCAAGGAAAGACTCAGCAGTTTTAACATTGACATTGGACTCAGTGGCGGGTTTCGCCATAGTCCACTCCAAGACCGTCTTGGCCGCAGTGAGCTTATCTTTCGGGTGAATGTCATCACGCCTCATGATTTCCACAGCGGTTACGATGGCTTCTTTAGCAAATTCCTGCTTAGGAACTTCGTAGCCTTTTGTGTTTTCCATGTATTCGACAATCACTTTCGCTTCGGCTTTCGCCACTGCTTTAAGCTTGTCCCTTTGATTTTTGAGAACACCCTCTGTAGCCCCTTTGGGCTTACCAAGACGCACACCTTCAGCAAAACGCTTGTCGGTCCACATCTTCCAGAGGGCACGGCCTTCTTCGGTCTGCTGGAGACGCCAGAAGTAACTTTTAGGTCCTACGTGTTCAGACCTGTCCCTTTGCTTTCGCTTTCCGCGAGGTCTTATGGCTGGTGCCCAGACCTTCCAGGGATAGCCCATCTCCCGCCACTGCGCTTTGGTCTTCTCCATCGGAGGAGGCCACGGCAGATGCTCGGGCACGTAGTCCGGTCTCACCGGATCGAACACTGGTGTTAAGTACATTTAAACGGCCCTCCATTGCCTCACGGACAACGGTAAGGGATGGTTTGGATGAGGAACAAAGCATCTCGGGAGGTAGTGCAGCAAGCATGTCCGTCCCGAGAGCAATCTTCTGCTCAGGTGAAAAGGCTGGGTCACTCGTTGCTTTATCAAAGAGGACCCAGAGGTTATAAATATCGTATGGCTTCATTCAGGTTTGTTCTTGATGAACCGTT